CTTGCCATACGCAACCTCTGCTTCTCTCATTGAGAAGTAATCCTTGAATGTAGTTGCTGTTTCAAATACACGGACCCGCATTGTTATATAATATGTTAAACACGGTCTCACCAATCAATTTTTAGCGTAAATATCATTAAACTAATGAAAATTACAACAAAATATATGAAAAAGTGGTAATAATCTCTCTTATATGGACTTATACCAGTAAAAAAAATATTTTTTTTACTCGTTATATTGATTTAATATAGATATTTACTTGTTATTTGACTTGTTTACCGTATATTTCATATAATATCTGGTAATTAAGTTAAATAATTGGTATTTATTTTCTCTTTTTATAGTATATGGATAAGGAAACCTACGATTTACACCAGACCCCCAGAGAACTCGCTAAAGACCTACTCAAATTCGTCCCACTCGTTGAAGGCGATAGAGTGGTTGAGCCATTCAAAGGAGAAGGGGCTTTTTATGATGTGTTTCCGGCTTCTGTTAGTAAGGATTGGGCTGAATTAGAACAAGGCAAAGACTACAAGGAACTAACTGGAGAATACGACTGGGTAATCACGAACCCCCCGTTCCAGTTAGAAACTGGAAAGAAACGAGTTAATAGTTTTTGGTTTCTTCTGGATTATTATACTCAGAGAGCAAAGAAAGGCATAGCATTCTTAGGGAACGATAGATGTTTTAGCACATTGACCCCACGGAGACAAGCATTATTAAAAGAGAGAGGTTGGAGAATGACGAAGGTCGTCGTTTGCTCGGTTAAAAAATGGAGGGGTCGCTATTTCTTTTTTGTTCTACAAAAGGAAGGGCAAGGATTTATGGAGTATCTACCCACTAATTATTAGTTATTTAGCCACGATATTGATGTAATACATACCGGACCCGCATTGAGTGCCGTCCTTCTTCGTGAAGGAGTTGCCCCAACGCTTAGTCTCTACACCCAAGTCTTGTAGGTATGACTTGAACTTAGACGCATCACACTCACCAGTCGTGCCAGTGTCAGCCATAAAGCTGCGACGCATCTCCTCACAACTGATTGACGACTCCTTGACATCAGCCGTGGCATCACGACGATACTTCTCATTGAACCAAGAGAACACTGGGTTGTTGCCAATCATATACTCATTGGTCTGACCGGCGACCTCCTCTGGCTGAACGATTGCCTCACCGATGTCAAGGTAATACTCCATTAGCATAATGATGAACTCATTACGCCACGCCTCGGAATTAACCTTGTCCTCCAAGGTGTTGTCCTTGAGGCGATGGTGGGGCTCAGTCATCTCGTGAGCGTCCTTGAACTGAAGGGGGAAAGGCACGACCTCCATACGACGCTTGATGCCACCATCAATCGCCGATAGTTTGGGAACGGCGTTACACATTAGGAAGAGCCCGAACTGAGGCGTATAGACGACGCTATACTTGCCGAATAGAACCCGTGCCGTGATTACATCACCGCCCGTGTATTCCTTGATACAGCCGACTTGGAGACGGTCAGAAGCCTCTGGCTCGGCTGGAATGATTAGCCTTGCTCCCTTCGCCCGTGCCACTGAAGGGTTGGGTGCGTCCTTCTTGTCGCTCTTCTTAGTCAGCACCTCATTGGGGAAGTGGTGATAGTAGCCACCGAATGCCTTCATAATGAGTTTGGTGAATAGCGACTTGCCATTGCCACCACGACCCGTCCAGACATAGAACTTGTGTTGCTTCTTGTGTCCGTGAAGGTGCTGGGCGATAGTCTTCATCACATAATCAACCATTGACTGGCTCTCCCACATTGAGTAGAGGAACTTCTTGAGTTCGGCTCTTACCTCAGCATTACCCTCTGGGGCTTTGTATTCAGCATTGCGACAGATGTAATCATTCGGCTCAATGTCTCTGACGACATCTTTATCCAAATCAACAACCTTGTCCGCAAAGGCGAATAGGTGACGGCTTTCGTCCATCTTCTTGCCAAGGTCAGCGTCATTGTAATTACCGGGCAAGAAGTCAATCACGCCCTTACAGAACCCAGCCATTCCAATGGTCGTGGCAAACTTCGTGATTAGTTTGCGACGCTCCTTCGTCTCATCATCAGTCTTGGTGATGTCAAGCGTGGCATTGTAGGCATTCGCCTCCTTCTTCATCGTCGCCCAGATGTCTGAAAGCAGACCAGAGGGTGAGCCATCGTAGTGCTTCCACGCATTGTTAGGCATCAGTTGATACCAGCCAAACTCCTCGTGATACTTGTAAGCATCGGGCTTGATTTGGTAGAAGTATTGAGCCACATCAGCGTGGCTGAACCCAGCCTTCAGCATCTTCCAGAAGTCATTACGCATACCAAGTAGTTCCGCATACTTGATAGGATTGTCTTGGCGTAGCCAATACCAGAGAGTGCCTTGCGTGATAGGCTTCTTGCCACCAGAAGGCATATCCTTGAAGGAAGCCCACATCTTACGGCACTCAGCGTCAGCCGTCGTGGCATAACGGGCTGGACGCTTACTGAACTCAATCCAGAGGTCAATCGGCATACGCTCGTGATAAAGGGCAAGTCCAGCATCACGCCAAGAGCAATAACTATCAGCACGGGCAACCTTGACATTCATTAGGCATTCACGGATTGCCTTGTCATCGCAATCATCACGAACCTCACTGGCTTCTGATGGGTCAGCCGTGGGAGGAGCAGAGACTGTATTGCGTGGGCTTTGCTCCGCCTCAACCTCAACCTCAACCTCAACCTCCTCTGGGAGTGCCTCAGAGCCCTCCTTAATCACCGTAATAAGGAAGTCCGCTGGGTCAATCTCCAGCCCCACAATGCGGAGTGGGCGGTTCTCGTGGAACATTGAGTTCCAACGCTCCTTCCCAGCCTTCGTGTAGTAGGACTTTGATGAGCCAATCATTCTCATCTTGCGATTGCCCTTATAGACGCTCACATCAATGTCTAAGTAAGGGAAGATTGTCTTGTCAATCTTGTCACTGAGGTCGCAATTAGATACGAACAACTCAACGGCTGACTTGATGACTGGGAAGACCGTCTCAATCACATACTTCTGGATTGCCTTCTTAGAACCGTGCTTATCCGTGAAGTGGATACGGTAAGAGAGTTTATTGACGATGCGACGCTCAGCATCACCAGAAGTCTTCATCTTGTAGCACTCTTGCTTGTAGGCAGACGACTCAGCCACCACCACAACAAAGGGCAGATTTGTGAGTGCGTCCATAATGGCTTGGTGCGTGATGTCAAAGGTGTCCTCGTCCATATCACCAGCCTCACCGTCCAAATCAATATAGACCATATTGGAATCGGGATTGGTGATTTCATAGCAATCAAAGTGCGTCTCAGCGTGTTTGAGTGCCTCCGCTACGCTGTCAAAGCGGATTGCGTCCTTGTCCGTTGATTGTAGCCCATTGCTAATGGCAATCATCGTCTTCTGATTAACACCGGAGGTATTATTCTCAATGGAAGAACGCATTTTTTTTAACCTTTCAATCTGGCTGAAAGTGGAATCAATTTTTGACCCTTCCGCCCCGAAAATTTTTTTGTCCTTAGAAGTATTAGAACTCTTATTAGAACTCATTTGTATGGTATATATAATAGGTTAAAAATGGATTCAATTTTTGACCCAAGAGCCAAGAAAAAGTTTTCAATCTCTAAACCTTTTTACTTTTTTTTTTGAAGTTATTGTTTTTTATATTGAAATCCATTGTGAAGGTTGTGAAGGTATTTCCGCCGACTTTGGGAATTGTAAAAATTGAGAAGGCTCTTAGGGAAGGTTGGCGAAAAAGCCTTCACAACCTTCACAACTATTTTATAATACAAACTAATAGAATGGAAGCCAATTACTTGGCTTCTGCTGGTGTCGGCTCTTCTACAATAGCAGTGCTATTCCTTGCTTATAAAATATTCAAGAAGTTAGAAGGTCATAAATTAGTCTCTAATTGTTGCGGGAAGAAGACGGAGGTGGGTTTTGCTGTGGAAGAGATGTCTCCGAGTCATTCAGAAGAAAGGAGAAATCCTCCAGTTGAGGCAAGTGCCGTTGGTGTATCAAAAGAAACTCTTTCCGTAAGGCTTCCAGCATTGCCAGAAAGTCCAGAGGGGCAAGGAACTTAATACATTCATTGAATGCGTCCTTCCCAGCACATTGAGGAGGCAGTGACTTACTACGCATAAAATTCTCAAGCCATCTCTCTATCCACTGTAATTCGTGTGGGACACATTTGACTTCAACAAAATCCTTACCTACTTTAGCAGATATTATAGGCTTATTCATTTTTCTAACTATAGTATAGATTAAAATGAATACTGGAATGGGAGAAATAAGAGACTACCCATTGTCTGATTCAGATATTAGAAAAATATTAGGAAATGACATTAGTATTATCACATATCCAGAACTGAATAGAATGAAAAATATCAACCAAATGTTTGATAGTAAAGGTCGTTGTATTCTTCTATATTTAACACAGAGTGAAACAGCGGGACACTGGGTATGCCTTTTATCAAAGCCAGATGGCATTCACTATTTTGATTCCTACGGTGAAAAACCAGAACAAGCCAAGAAAGGAGCAGACCCCGCATTGTTAGAAAAATTAGATGAAGATGAACCCCGCCTACTACAACTAATGAAAGCAAGTGGCAAACCAGTTTATTACAATACTCACGATTATCAGAAAGATAATCCCAGTGTAAATACTTGTGGTCGCTGGGCTTGTGTCCGGTGCTTGTATGCGTCGTATGATGATAATGATTTCTATAAGGCAGTAAAGAGTAGCGGAATGAGTGGAGATGATTTTGTGTCCGCCCTTACAGCCAATTGGATTAAGAAATAATGATGTAAAAAATCTATTGGTAATATATAGAAGATGTTTTCGTCAAGCATTCAGACAAACGGCGACAATCAAGATGCTCCCGATTATGTGTATTACAATGCGGATATTATCAATAATACGACGCAGAATACATTCGGAGGTCAAGCCATCAAGGACCCGCAGATTCGTTTCAACGAGACCCGTGATACTGCCATCATAAGAAACGCCGCCGATTATTACTTTTCCATCATTCGCTTTACGATGGACGGAGCAAACAGAGATTTGCCATTATTCATTCCCAATATCGCAGAAGGCACGGGTCAGACAAATGTTAATTTAACGACATATGCGATGGCTGTATCAACTCAACAGACTATGAATTTCGGTGGTGCTGATATTTCAGTCCTTGGTGTTCCCCAGCCACGGTTCATTCAGTTTGTCCCCGAAACTCAGAACCCAGTCTCTGCCCCACCTCCTCGTAACATAGCTGCCAATGACTTTCAAGGACAGTGGAGTAACTCAGTCCAGTATAATTTAGGGCAGATTGTAGCCATCAATGCTCCAGACCAGTATGGTGCTTTTAGCGAACCCTTCTACCAAGTAGCACCCCAGCAACAGTGGTCGCTCCAATCAACCTACCAGCCGGGAATGGTGGTTCAGTTCAATTCAGTTCTATACCAGTGTATTGCTACTGTATCTGGTTCTACACCGGCTGTTGGTGCGAATTGGATTCTTGCTCCTCCAGTCGGCACAAACCCAGTTGGCTCAAATCTTTGGGTAAAAGTAGGCAATGACTTAGGAAATTCTCAAGACCTTACAAGCCGTTATTATTGGGTCTATACTTACCAGCATTGGGTTGATTTATGGAATGCGACAATGTTAAACCCAGCAAGTTTCCCAAATACCCCAGATGCTACGAATGCTAATTCAACTTGTGCCTATCAAGATACTTATAATGCTTTCTATGCTGATTATCTGCTAAAGGGTGGTGTGGCTGGGTCATTCCCCTATGCGACATTCGGTGCGTTCTGTAACGCCGTGTATCCTCCGGTTATGAAATATATTGCTTCTTCCAGCAAATTTGACATCTATCTGGATAGTGCTGGGTTTGGTGACCGTCTGACGGCTTTTACGCCAGTGGCTTACGCTGCGGGTCCGCCAGTCGTCACTGGCTTACCACAACAC